ATGAAAGATTTAAGATCATGTTTATAATCACCATTTGCAGTATTGTAATTTGGACCAGGTCCAACCTTAACAACACCATGTTGTTCATTGGCAGTATAAATGAATAACTCCCAAATATCTACAACAGGACCAGAATCTTCTCCAAATTTGTCAAAAACCTTTTGACTATCGAGACGTTTATCAGTAGAAGAAATGCAAAATTCCGGTTTAACCATAACTTCAACAATTACTTTCATACGACGCACAATAGAAAAAGGTTCTTGTGAATAGGTTTTAGCAACAGATGTAACTTCTCTGTTACTAGTATAAAGAGTAACTTTGGGTTTGATAGGAGTTTTACCTTTGCCTTCAAGGTCAGCCTTGACGGCAAACATCGGAGAATTATTATCAAAATCAATAATTTTCTGAGTTGGAGCTTTCTTAATAAACTCCGGTTTGGTGTTGCCAACATCATCGAATAAATATCCAAGTTTATCACCGGTAATGGTAGAATCATATTCATCCATTTCGTTAATAACGGCTATATTCCTAAGTTTATCAGTAGGAACTCCTGCATTAGCAAGTAAAGTTGTCATAACAATTTGACCTAGTGTAGTTTTACCTACACCAGAAGTACCATAGAGCCAAGTGGAAAAGGGAGCTTCACGCATCTTTCCATTGGATCTCATAGCATCAAAACTAGCTCGTAAAACAACAAGTTTTTCCAAACGAGATACAAAATATGATGTTTGCCAAGGCGAAGTGCATTTGGTTCTACACTTCTTAGCCTGTTCGATAGTCGATTCAAGCAGTTTGCGATATTCCTCATCGCATAAAATTCTGGTCTTACCGTCAATGACCATAGGAATAGTTTCAAGATTCATAGTAGCAGCATGTTGAGATGCTTCTAGAATAATGAGATAATTTTTATCGAAGACAAATGCTTCAGGGTCTTCAAATAAAAATTTGGCGGCATTACCGTCCTTAAAATATGAATAACCACCTTCGAAAAGGAAATTAAGAGTATCAAGGAAAGCGGTAATTAAGTCAGTAGCATCGGCATGTCTACGAAGAGATCCGAGGCTAATAAGACGAATACCTTTAATATCTAAATTAAGTTTACTAGAGTCAATAAAACCCATAGTAGCCATAATAGAAATTAAGGCAGAAATTTTC